CCGGATACGCTGGGACAACATGGTGGCCTCAGCCTCTGCGAAGCTCGCAATCATGGTTAGGATCACCTTGCCCATCGGAGTGTCGCTATTGAGCGAAACGCCGTTCATATTGACGATATGGAGGGTGATCCTGTTCTCCGCGAACCAGTCGGTCATCCGGCAGAAGTCTGAGACCTTCCTCCACATCCGGTCGATCTTGTCGATGATCAGGTGGTCTCCTGGTCGGAGTTGATTGACAAGCCTTCTTCCGGCAGGGCGGTCCACAAACGGGGTTTTGCTGGCTGACATCCCCTTGCCGTCCTCGTGGAAATCACCCCAGACGACACCGTCGTCCTTCAGGTACATCTCGTAGTACCGATTTGCACGCACTTTCTGGTCTGGAATCGAGTTGTCCTTCTCGTACTGCGAGAACGAGGAGACGCGACCGTATGCGAAGGCCACAGGAGGACCCTCGCGACGGGTATTGATGGTGGGCAACGCCGTGACCTTGCGTCGTTTCATCGGAGCGTCGTGCAACGCAGCCTCAGAAATCATCTTCTGTGCTGCTTTCGGGTCAAACAATTTATCGACGGCTATCATTGTAATTCCAATTTACGGGTTGAGTAACGAAAAGACTGATACTCAATGTCATATTCGCGACAACAAATTTAATCAAGCGATTTTTCCTAGAAATTCCCAAGATAGTTGCACACCACTGTTCAAGTGTGTTAAATACATCTGATTCGCGAATTGAAAGTCGCGTAATGATTTGCGTAACAACCGCACACTTTGGGTAATCTGATGGGACTTGATGACGATTCGACGTTGAGCGGAAGCGAGTTCACCGATGCACTTGCTGCTGCGACTGCTACGGCACCTGCACCACAGGCTCCGGTCGCTGACCCTACGCCTGCTCCTTCGAGTCCTCCCCCAGTTGAGCCAGTCCAGCCTCCTCCAGCCCAGCCAGACCCTGCTCCGCCGACTCCGGACCCTGCTCCGGCACAACCGCCTCGTGCCGTCGAGCCTCCGCAGCAAAGACAGGACGATACGCTGTCGATTCTGAGGAAGTCTGCTCGCCAGATGGGCCTCGACATCGCAGACGAATCCAGTGCCGAGGAAGCCCTTTTGGTGGCGTTGCAGAACATGCACGCACTCAAGGTGGCACAGCAGCAGATGGCTGCACAGAAGCCCGTTCCAGAGCCCGCAAAGGCAGATCCGGTCAAGAAGTCGGACGAATTTGACCCAGACGCCTACTTCGGTGAGAAGTGGGGAGTCAGTTGGTCGCCGGAATACGATCAGGCGATCACGAGCGGCATCGTTACTCAGGACCCAGCGACTGGCATGTACATTGCCAAGCCCGGGTTCGAGAGCGTTGCCAACCCGATCCTGCCCAAGATGAACGAGTCCGCTCGGGCGATCAGCCAGAAGTGGCAAGGAATCACCCGCAGCAACTTTTACAAAGACGTTTACAACGTCACCAAGGACCCGATCCTTCGAGAAGTCGATCGAATTGTCCAGCAGAGGATCGCAGAGATCCAGAGCCGGACCACAAGTCAAAACGTGGTCGAAAAGTTCGAGTCGGAGAACGCCTCGTGGATCTACACGCAAGATCCGGTCACGAAGCAGCAGGTCCCGACCCAGGATGGCGAAAGGCTCATCAGTGCCGTTCAGGCTATGTACGCCCAGGGGCTAGAGCCTAGCCAGGCGATCCAGCAGGCCTTGTTCATCACGGGCCTCAACAACCGAACAAGCAAGCAGGCAGCCCCTGCACCGGCACCTGTCGCACCAGCAGTGCCTCCACCAAGCCAGAGTCCGCAACAATCGTTTCTGGAGAAGGCGAGGAATGCAAACGCATACTCGCCAAACGCTACTGGACCGGGTGTGGACCCGGGCCTTCAGATCAACAACGAAGCTGATCTGGATACTTTGTTCACCCGGTCTCTATTACTCTCCAGGTAAGGATTAAAAGATGGCAGCAGACGAGTGGGTTGGCATAGTCGAAACCACAATGCCGAAGTTCATGAAGGGTGCTTCGGACATGACTATGCGCAAGCGACTATTGCTTGCACAGGCACAGAAGCGAGGCCGAGTCGCGTTCAATGCGAGCGGGACCGAACTCGTTTGGCAGTTGGAGTTCAGTCAGCCTCCGATCACGCAGAACGGCGACGGCTCCGTCCTCGATTTCTCGAACCACCGAGCGTACCGACAGGTGTCGATCGAATGGGGTGGGTACGTCGGGACTGACACGCTGACCACGAAGCAGAACCTCATGAACCGAGGTACTGAGCAGTTGGTCAACCTGTTCCAGTCCAAGACGAACAACCTGCGAAAATCGATCACCGACACGTTCGCTGGCGAGTTGTATCGCGACGGAAGTACTGCCGGTCGCGAGAACGCGATCCACGGGTTGGAGACCTTCATGGGTGCAGGCACCTGTGCGGCGACCGACCGGATTGCAGTCCCGAGCGACACCTACGGCTTGGGTCAGTTGTCGACCCAACTCGGTGCTTACGGCGGCTCGTGGTCGAGTGCGTTGAGCACCAAGCCGAACTCGACGATCGCGACGGACTGGCCTGACGGTTCGGGTACTTCCGAGTACGATTTCAACGCACCGAAGTTGATCAACTGGTCGTCCTCGAACTGGGGCACTGGTGCGACGACTTGGGAAGCCAATGCTTGGCGAGTCGTTTCTCAGGCCATTACCTGGCTCACCACGACCGGTGGTGACGACGGAATGCCGACGCTCGGAGCGATGGCCTCGGACTTGTTCCAGGGCTACAAGAACGCCCAGGAAGTCAAGACTCGGATCACGGTTCCCCACAAGGAGTCGCAGGACCTCGGGTTCGGCATGACGCTCAACCAAGACGGCGTCGGACTGTACCCGGACTTCGACTGCCCAGTCGGGACCGGATACTTCATCAACGTCAACCAGATGAAGATCCACGCCTTGACGCCGCAGTTGTTCTGGTACGAAGGCCCTGACAAGGACCCACGCAGCAACTGGTCGTACCTGTGGGGCATCGGCTTCTACGGCAACGTGGAATACAAGCCGAAGCATTTCGCGAAGATCAAGTCTTACGCATAAGCAGGCAGGTCGGTCGATACTGACCTTTTGTTTCAAGTTCATTCAAAAGAGGAAATTTTACGATGGCTGATACAGTCACGGGCCTGCCGAAGCGAGGGTACACTTACCACGGCGGGACCCCTGCAAACATTGACGGATCGAAGGCGATCGAGGGCCACCCGATGGCCTTTGCCGACGATTACCCGGACGGTCCTGGTGTTCGGATCAAGCGAAGCGACGACGTTGTCGAAGCGATTTTGGTTCGGAACACCTCTGGCGCAGCACTGTTGCCAGGCAGGCTCGTTCGGTGGAAGTCCGGGTCTCGAAGGCGAGAGGTTGACGGCTACACCAATGCCACGGCAGGCGAAGTGGCCGGTGTCGTTGACGATCAGTTGCCATCGACCGGCGTTGCCAACAACGACCTGTTCTGGCTGATCGTTAAGGGTCACGCCTTGATCAAGACGCCTCTCGCCGGAGACAGTGGAAACGTCTTTTCTGCCGGTGACATTGTCGTGGCGTTGACTGCGGTTACGAGCGGTGCAACGACTGCCGGTCGTCCCGCTGTCCTTGCGACCGCAGCGACTACGAACACCGCAGCGGCGATCGTCAACCGATTCGCTCGGGTTGTTTCAGCGATGACCACGGCTCAGACCAACGCAAATATGTTGGTCTACACGGACGTTCGCTGATCCTGTACTCTTGACGGGTGAGGGGGTCTGTATCGCCAGACGGTACAGGCCCCCTCGGGGTTTTAACTTAGGTTTCGAGATGGCTATTTCGCGACAACAGATCGACGAATGGTTTGGTGACAAGTCCAAGCCGAACATTGCACAGAAGGACTGTCTCGAAGTGGAGCAGATCCGGATGGATGCCAAGCGTTTTGCTTTGACGATCGTCTCCAACTCGAAGCCAAGTTCAGACCAGTCGGTAGCAGTCCGCAAGGTCCGAGAGGCCATGTGCAGTGCTTTCGACGCAATTAGGTTCGGAGATTAGTTTCACTTCACCAACACAGGCTGCCAACAATGCAGGTTCCTAAGTTAGACGTGTTCGTTGCGTTCCTCACCTTCGGCGGGAACGGTAGCGTTTCAACGATCATCCCATCCCATTCCGACTGGCTCGCCGAGACGGCACTCAAGGCCAGCAAGGACGAGCGTGTAGGACGCTTTGACTGGGGTAGGTTCGGCGACATTCCGCTGGACGTAGAGCGAAACAAGATCGCTCAGTACGCCAAGGACAACGGCTACGACGTTCTGATCATGCTCGACTCAGACAACTTCATCGACAAGTACGTCGGTCACAATCCAGAGGCGAAGCCATTCTGGGATTCGAGCTTCCACTTCCTGTACCAGAGGAAGATCCACGGGCTGCCCACGGTGGTCTGCTGTCCGTACTGCGGACCTCCACCGGACGACATCCGAGGCGGGTTGGAGAACGTCTACGTCTTTTACTTCGGGAACAAGGAGACGCGAGATCCTGATGCTCCGCTGGGACCGATCGAACTGATGCCGTACAGCCGTGACCATGCGGCGATGATGACTGGGATTCATCCGATCGGAGCGGGTCCAACTGGGGTCATCATGTACTCGATGGACAGTTTTGACCTGTTCCCTCCGACGTATCCGAAGGAGCAGATCCTCGACGAGTTGCTCTCAGGCAAACACACGAAGGAGCGAGCGATTCAGTTGCTCAATCGTCAGGGTTGGTTCTTCTACGAGACCGACCACCGCAGGACGAAGAAGGAGAGTACCGAGGACGTGACGAACACTCGGGAGATCCAGTTGGCAGGCGTGCTCAAGCACCACGAGCCTGTCGTGTTCTGCAACTGGGACGCATGGGCAGGTCACTGGAAGCCGAAGTGTGTCGGCAAGCCAACGAACCTTCCGATCGAGGCGGTCTGCAACATGTTCAGGCACGCAGTCGAGAGCAACGTCTCTGTCCACGACAGGGGCATCTACGTTGACACGACCGATTCCTTGCCTCCGTATGAAGGGCCGATCATGGAGATTCGAGAGGACGAGCCGAAGCAGGAGCCTGTCCAACAGACCGAGATTGTCCTTGGCAAGAAGGTGGACTTGTCAAAGGAGGGCGTCTCGAAGGAGTCGCTGGAGCGAGTCAACCAGATTGCTTCAGGCATTGCAGCGTCTGGTCATGCGAGGGTGATAACGCTCAACGACCAGACAGGCATCGTCTCGAATTCCGTTGTCTACAAAAACAAAAACACACTCTGCTATAGAATTGTCGACCACGAAACAATAACAGGCTCGATATCGACAAAAGACGGAGGCAGGTATGCAGAGATCAAGAGGGTTAATTACGACCAGTTCGATCCGCAGGATGTCGACCTCATTGTCTATTCTTACTCCAAGATCCAGCCAGAGAACGCCTTTGACGCCATTGAGGCACTCAAGCACGTCAAGGAAGGTGGCAAGATGCTAGTGCTCACTAAGAGCGATGAGCACGCCAAGGCTTTTTCAGACGACTTCCTTACGTGGAATCTGAAGCACTGCGAGTGCGTTGCAGAGGGCAGCATCGTCCACATTCAGGTCAACCGACAAGGATGATGTCCAATGGCTTTGCAGACCTGCGAGTCCTGTGGGAACCAGTGGCCTATCGACAAGTTCCCAGCGATCGACGACGGTGACGTTTGCGAGTATTGCTTGACTGGAGCCGACATAGCCAAGGTCAAGAAGCGACTCGAAGCACAGACGAAGGACATCGCAGATCAGTTGGTCAACGCCACAGGCTCTGTGGCTGCAATGCCGAAGGTTAAGGACCTGATCGCAGAGATCTACAAACTCTACGGCGGTCCTACGGGGTTCGCATCCAAGTTCGTGTGGATCGT